ACTTGTTTTGGGAAATTACGCGGGTTCTAGAGGACATATTTTAGTAAATGTTTTTAAACATTACACGCAATCAGATTCTTGGGAATCTATATGTAGACAAATCAAAGTCAATAAATGCAATGCTTATGTTTTTGTTGAGACGTTCTCTTACGGTATCAGATACAGCTACCGTTGGAGAAACTTTGTTAATATGAGAAATCAAGGCATTATCACCCTGATTGGTCTTGAGAGTGTTGTAGTTATAAGGAAAATTCTTTAGAGTAAAAGATTGGCCGTAAGGTAATTGATTGTAAGGAATGTGTGTGATGTTTTTTCTCACCATGTCTCTAGATCGCGAGACAACGCCATCCAATATAAATTCATTACTCGTCAACACAATTACACGAATTCTGCTTTTTGTGTCTTCTTCGCCGCCAAATGCAAATTCTTCATTGTCTGAATTTACAAGAGAAATAATACATGCAGGAAGAAAGTATATTTTTTCATCTAATTTTGAGTCTTTATTGTAAAAGTATTGTGAACTTTGACCTTCTTCAATAAAGTCAGAATGAAGTAAAACTGATAAATCATCAGCATTTGTTGTGTAAGTGTTTACTTCTTTAACAGTTGAATTTGCTGTAATCGTTAGGTTTTGGCCAGAAGCAGATGGAAATAAAATACGCCCATTGTTGTAATCAACATGAACGCCTCCATTCTGACTAGAATCGCCTGTAATAAAAGAACCACCTACAAAAAATCCAGAATTAGGCACATCAACATCTTCTTCAGCTACCAATTGTCTAAATTGACCTTGATAGCCTACAAAACTATCTGGAATATCATTGAAATTTACATACTTAAATGTATTAGATAATCCAGTTTGATAAGCTTTTAAATCTTCGCTGAGAAGCTCCTTCTCAAACCAAAGATAAAAACTCATTAATAGTTGATGATCAAATTGAGCCTTCAAATTTTTAGTAAATCTTGTTTAAACTCTTTAATCAATTGACTGATATAAGGAGTTCTCTTGAAACTTACACCAGAAACGTTGTTTTGAGACTGTAAGCCAGTGCCAGAAGTTGAATTTGAAAAACCTCTAGGATTAAAAAGATAAGCCGCAGCATTACTAACTCCTTGCTCAATTCCCTCTGCCCAGCTAAGACCTGATGCCCACGGCATAGGAGTTGCCTCGAAAATTTCTTCTGCTTTTGGTGTCTGAACAGTGATTAAAAATCTACCTCCTGATCTTGGGCGAACTGTATATTTCATTTTCTTAGAAAAAATGTTTTGAATAACAGACACGGGGTTATCTCCGCTACCGAAACCCAAGAAAGAAAACAAGTTACCATATCCACCCAGTGTGCCACTAGAGTTAGAAGCTCTTGGCCCCGATTCAATTTCTCTAGAAACAGGGTGAGTCAGAAGGTTTTTAACAAGCGTGTTTTGGGCTTTTTGTATATCATCAGTAATAACACGATGTATTTGTTCTGCAACAATATTGCCATTTTTTCCCATAGACATTTCTGCCTTGAGAAGATTTGGATCAATAGTGACAGTAAATGATGTTCTTTTAGCCATTAGTTCTCGCGTTTAAGATACCACATGTAAGCTTGTGGACTAAACGGGCCAATTGGCTTTGGATCACTATCTACAATAAAAAGATCGCCGTCAACCTCAATACGCTCACAAATTTTAATTTTTTCACTTGCTTCAGAATTAACTTTGATTCTTACCCTACCTTCTGAAGAAGGCAAATTAGCTTGGGCGCTTGCATCAAATAAATCTTCGTTTTGATCGTTATCGTATAAAATAGTTGCAGAATAAGTAAATTTGGCTAATTCTTCTTGAGAAGAAAGCGAAGAGGTGGGGCTTGACCCACCATAAAAGGGATTATCATTCCAAGATACAGACGGCTTGGTTGCTACATAAACGTAAATATCTCTTGCAAACGTATCTCTAACGTCTTGCAATGCAGATTGAATTTCAGCTTTTTCTGCTGCGTTTAAAATAGAAGCCATGATTATTCACGAATTTGGTAAGGGTTGGTGGAATTGAAAGCGTCAACACTTGGAATTCCATCTTGTCCATGAACCTGTCTTGGGCCTGATCTGTAACGATTATAGCGGAAAACAAGATTTTCAAGATTTTTCCTTGAATCAGCCAATAATTCCCTAAATGTTCTCGCCACAGAATTTTTATTCTGTCTTTGTATAGTTGTATCGCCTTCTTTGAGCGTCAACCAATCAGTAGAAGAGCCATAAGTTGCAGACCTTAAAGACTCTCTTGCAGACTTTTCATAATAATGAATTTCATAAAGAGTTTTAAAAATGTCAATTTCCTGCGATAGCAACCCTGTGCTGCTAGAGCTTCCCGTGCCTAAAACTATATTTCCAGAGCTATCGACTGAGAACTCTTCGTTTGTATGCAGGTTTAATTCGCCCAGATTGGCTTCTAGCCAGCCCGAAACATATGATAAGGGGTAAGTGCCTGTATCTTCAGGGAAGTCGTATGTGACGATCTGTGTGGCTAAATTTCCGAAGTCATTCATTGGTTATTTAAATCTCTTTAAATAACCTTACACTTTCTTCGTAGTTTGGATCGTTTTTATCTAGTTGAATTGGTCTTGCGGGTGTTCCAACGGTCACATTATGCTTTTGAGCGTAAAAGTCAAAAGACTTGATAAGCGCCGCTTTTAATTGATTGCGACCACCAGATGGTTGAATACCAACGCGAGTCGCAAGTGTTGTCATTTCAGCAACAGACATACTAGAGAGATTTTCTTTAAAGATATCTCTATTCAAGGTTCGATAAGGATTAGCCTCTTTAATACCAAGAAGCTCTTCAAGTTCTTTGGCTTTTTCAATTTGTTTTTGTTTGGAATTGCGGTCTTTACCATCAATTTCCTCAAATTCTTCAAGACTTGGGCTTTGTTTTTCTGTTTCTTGTTTTTGAATCTGCAAATCCTCAAGCTCTTCTGTGGAAGCGGATAAAATATCCTTTCCTTCTGGAAGTCCATTAACTGTGAGTTCAGAGCTTTGTGGCTTTTGGCTTCCCGTGTGTTCGATCTTGCCGTGAATGAAATCTAAATCTTCTTTATTCATAATATATGATATGAAAAAACCATAAAAAAATCAAAAAAAAGAGCCGCCCCGTTTGGAGCGACTCTTTTAATTTGGGGTTTTCGTTGATTAAACAGCGATACCGACAAGAGCGCGGTCATCAATACAGACGCGGCCTTCTTCGACCTTGCCGTAGTAACCGATCTTGTTCTGACGAACGCTGAATTGATCGTCAACCATGACGTTCACATCAGTGCTGGTTCCTTCTTCAGAAATAGCAGGACGAAGAAGAACATCGCGGCTACGGTCAAGACCGATCACGATTTCATCGTCAGCTTGAGTGAAGACACCTTCGTTACCACCACCAACAACAGTTGCACCTTCAGCAGTTACAACTGCGGCGAAGATTTTGTTGAAGCGTTGGTTGATACCCATTTCGAGAACTTCGATAAGGTTCATGCCATAGAAGCTTGGAAGACCACCTGCGGCATAAAGAGTCTCACGGAGACTTTCTGGAGCAGGAAGACCATCTTCTGTGTTGGCAGGAGCGCCACCATCAGCAGCAACGGTGTTGATTGGGTTGTAGGACATTGCACGAACTTCTTGAATGATTTCAGGAGAAACCAAGAGGTCAGTGATGCCAACCTTGCTGCCACCAGTTGGAGTGCCACCAACGAAAGAACTGTTGATGCGCTTGGCCTTAGTCATAAGACGATTAAGGTCATGGAGCAAGAAACGGCTTTGTTGAGTGGAGCCAATAATGTGATCACCAGCAGAACCGCTTGTGGTATCACCTTTTACAAGAGCAGTTGCAAGCACGTTGAATGCTGTGCGCTCTTGCTTAAGCATGATTTCTTGAGCCATGCGAGTAAAGGTTTTGGAAACCACATCCAAACGAGCCTTGCGAGCATACTTTCTGTCGAACGCAAGTGCGCTGTCAAGAGTGTAAGTTTGGAATTTAAGCTCGTTGTGAGCAGGGAATACTTGGTTGTAAGGAAGGCCACCAGCAACTTGTTGAGAGTAAACTTGGATGTAGTCTTCGTCAGTAATGTCGTGGTAAAGGTCAAGAGGGATAGAAGGATTGTCATCTTCACCAAAAGTAAGAGTGGTGAAAAGGTTTCCGACTGTCACTGCATTGTTAATCACTTCGCTAACAACAGGTGAAAGGAGTTGAGAAACGGCAGCTTGTGCCTCGTAAGCTTCCTCACGATTATTGGAACCCATTGCGCGAACAAGGGCCAATTGATCTTCTGTTCTTTGAATATTAATTTTCATTTTGATCGTTTATCTATTGAGGTAAAATTAGAGTTCAAGTTTAAGGACTGCATAAGCACCTGCGAAAGCATCAGTTTCGGTTTGTGCTACACGCTCACCAGTTGCAATGAACTTGCCAACTGCAACATCCTTTTCCTCTTGAGAAGCGGAAGCAAAAGCAACGCCAGTAAGAGTTCCGTTAGCAGCAGGAACTGCGAGAGAGTTAATTGCAGGAGAAACACCGCCAGCAAGACCCTTCACATTAACAGTGAAGATGCCCTTGGTTGCAATCGGCACAGCCTGACCAGAAACAACGCACTGAAGCTCTTCGCGCTTCACTGAATCGTAAATAAGGTTTTGACCGTTTTCGTCCGTTGAACGAACGTCACGAAGCAGGATGCCAAGAGGACGCACAGCAGCGCCAGTTCCAGCAACTTTGCTTACCTTGTAATTAACTTGTGGATAAGGTGAAAAACCGTTACCAAGAACGTTTTGGTAAGAATCGGCATCACCGCGAGTCACCATAGAAACAGGCTCGTCATTCAAGTTAGCAGAGCTTACTTGAACCACGGAACCAGCTTCACCCGTTACTGCGTCAAGAGAATAGAAGTTGATAACATCATTCTCGTCATAGCTACGGTATGGGAGTAGTCTTGTAATTTCGTTAGCCATAATATTTGTTTTTTATATTAGATTTGTTTTAGGAGATTTTGTATTGAAAGCTTTCCTTGATCTTTTCAAGGAGAGATTGTTTTTCAGCGCCTTCGCCGTTACCGTTTGGAAGATTAGCTTCAACTTCTTCTTCGGTTTCGATTTCGGTTTCAGACTCTTCAGTTTCTTGAGAAGCTTCTGCTTCTTCGACTTCGGTAGTTTCGCCGTTTTGTGCTTCAAGTTTCTTAGCAATAGCTTCTTCAATGCGAGCTTGCTCTTCTTCTTTTGCTTTGGCGATAACTTCCTTGTCTTTATGAGCGAAAATAACTTCGATTTCAGACTTGAAGGATTCGAAAGCCTCTTCTTCTTGGCCTAAATCCTTAAGCTTAGAAGCGATGATTTCGTTTTCTTTTTCAGAGAGATCGTATTTGTTATCGAAATAATTCATGCGATCATTGAAAAGTTCAGCAGAAGCCTTGGCTTCCATGTCGGCTTTGAGTTGTGCAAGCTCTTCTGCAACCTTGGAGTTTTCAGACTTGATAGACTCAAGTTCTTCTTCGGTTTTTTGACGAGCTTCAACTTCTTGCTCAACCTTAGACTTCCAGCTTTCACTGTGCTTTTCAAGAGTTTCTTGCATGATAAGTCCAATAGACTTAGCTTGATCGTCACCCTTGACAACAGAAGCAATAGCTTCGGTAGTCTGTTTTAAAAATTCTTGGAATTGTTTTTCGTCCATATTTAAAATATTTGATTTGTTTGTTGTTACATCTTTTTTATAATTTTGGGAATTTTTTTGTTGAGTTGCTACGCTTTTTTCGATTTTCAATTCATCTTTAGAAACTTCAACAGGATAAACCCCTTTAACTCTTGCTGCTGGTTGAACTGTTAAACCAGCACCCAAAGGAATCACTTCTCCATAAAAAACTCTGGCAACTCTGTCGCCTTTTTTATCTTTTCCTGCGCCGCCGAATCTTTTAAGATAAGCACGATATTCTTCGTAATCTTCTTGTTCGACATATTCACATTCAGAAACTTTCTGGCTATTGCCTTTAACAATTTTAAATTGTTTGGATGCTAATTCCCAACTTGTAGAAATTCTTTGATAATCTTCGTTATCTTCATTTGCAGATTCGATGATTGCTTGAGCAAGATCAGGAAAAATCTTTCTATAAATAAAACCAAAAGCATTAAGATAAAAAGGTTCTGTTTTATCTGCGAAAGCTTCAACATCGTTGTTATTGAAATCAAATTCTTCTTCAGAAAGAGATGCATTGATCATGTGACCAACAATCTTGTCTCGTTTGTGTTCGATGTTAATCGGTTTGTTTGCAAAACTTTTAACGCACTGAATTGCAGCCATTGCTGTCATTGCATCATCGTTTGCATTGATTTCATTGATAACGGCCAAATTGAAAACAACAGGAAGCAAATCAATATTCATTTTAGCATTAAAGCCTTCTGGTAACATTGATTTTACAGAAGCTTCAGATATTTCCATATCATCAAAGCTTTGGATATCCAACACCTTAAATTTTGGCGAGATAGTAAAATTGAAGTCTTGATTATTGTCAGACATAATCTATCTTACACAGAAATCTTAGTAGAATGATATAAAATTGCAGCACACAAATCATTAAGGTTATGTTCTGCGCCAAAGTTTAAAACTTCTGGTTTGATTTCAAGAGTTTCAATTTCTTGTAAATCTTCTACAATTTTATCTAAAGCATCATCCCATTCATTCATATCTTTAGAAGCAAAGATTGATTCGCAAACTCGACCAACAAGTTCTTTTCGATTATTGTCTAGTTCTTCAAGTCCATACTTAAGAGCAAAATTTCTGTAAGCCTTCATTTCAAACTCGTTGGCTTTATTGGTAGCTTCAATTAAATTCTTTTTAGAAATAGAAGCATTGGATTGGCCCATTGGTCTTCCACCAGATGGAGATGGATTTTTTGTTGTTGCAGGTTTTCCTTCTCCAGAAGGATTTGCTAAATTGCGATTTTGAACTGTTGGATTTGGCGTATCCGAATCATCTTCTTCGCTTTCATAAAAGTTGATGCTATTAACCATTGGGGTATAAAAGCCTTTTTCGCGAGCTTCCTTGAATTTTTCTTGTGATTCTTCAAGTTGACCAGATTTGGGGAATCTACCTGTGTGAACAACTTCCATGCCTTGCTCTGGAGTCAAGATGCCAAGTTCCATCATTCTTGTTGCCAACTTGGTTAAATCAGAATTATCCAATGTATCGGTATCAACAAACTTTACCTTTGGATAGTTTTTCAAACCAAGACCCTTGCAGACTCTTTTGATTTCTGGCTGTAAAAAGTCATTGATAAATTGGTTTCTTGATTCTTGAAGTCGAGTCATGAAAATCTTCATTTTAAGAGAACCGTCCGAATATTTGGTATCTCCAATCAAAACATTTTGAAGACCTTCTTGAATATCCTTGTTTAGAATTTCATATTTTTCTGGGCCAATGACTTTCTTTAAATCAGGTATGACAAATTCAGCCTTGGTGGTATAATCGGAAACAAGCACACGACCAACGCTTTCATTTTGGAAAATTTGTTGCATTGCATCAATTGCTTTGTGGTTGATGCCACCCTTGTCTGGTTCTGCACCCATTGTTACCAACAATACCACATTTTCAATAGAACGAGCAATGGCTTGATCAATTTTTTTCAATTCCATCTTTTTGTTCATATCATCAAGAACAGAAAAAGCATATGGGATTGAAAGGGGTTCGTAATCTTGCTTCTTGGCGAAAACTACATGAAGGAATTTTGAATCAAGCTTGATTTCGGCTCGTTCATTGGCGATACCACTGCTTCCAGATTGAATTAATTTTTGAGTTTCTGGCGGCAGAGAATTATACAATTCTTTTTCATGCTCGGTTTGAGGGTTTTTCAAACGGGCAACTTCAAAAGGAGTTAACACCTTAGCGTATTCTTGGTGAGCAAAAGAAAGTGAGTTTTTGGCAACAATATCTGTTGGATTAAGAACAAGATAACGAATTGGTATTTTAAAGTTCTTTGTTGTTTCAGCGCCATACGCTTCATACAACTTGCCAGAATTAGAAGCCTTTAATTTTCCATCAACACGGTGAGCGAAAAAGTTGCTTGAGCGATAATACTCTCTAAAGTATTGACTTTTTAAATCATTGATATTGATGCGATTGAACCAAGTTTCAATAAGTTTTCTTGATTTGGCACTACCACCTTCAAGATAAACATCTGCATCAGCAAATTCAGAAAGAAGATCAATTGTGCTGCGAAAAGCGGCAATATTAAAATAAGCTTTTTGACATAATTCGATTGCGTCTTTTGCATCGACAGCATCACTTGAATAAGTAAATGGCAGCATTCCATCGTCAATATTTTTAAAACGATCTCTTGCGTAGTGTGTGGTGATTGAATTCGTGCGACTCTTTGAACGAGAAGCGTTGCTTGGAGTAAGGCTTCTTGATGCCACAGATTCATAAACAGACTCGCCAAGCATTTTTGGCTCGAAAACTGGTTCTTGATTTTGAGAAATCAAAGCGTCTAAACTTTGATTTGCTTTTGGTTGATGAAATTTCTCCCAATAATCAGATCGTTTTGTATATTTTCTTTTTTCTGCCATGTCAATTGTTACACTTTAACTTTTCAAAGTTGAACTTTTACTTTATGATCCTTGGTATAAAATCATTTACGGGTTTTGGTTTAGCTTGAGCCTCATACATATCATAATAAATTTTTGCAAACCAATTTCCAAGCAATAAAGCGGAATAAGAGTCTTTACGCGCCCTGTTCGGGCCAGTTTGACGTTTAAGATTTTGCGGCAGATCAAATGACTGACTACCTTGTGGATTACTTCTAACTTCAATGTTGGCACATTCCGACTTTGTGAGTTCGATAATTGTTTTTTGATGATCAATAAAGTCAATCATTTGAGAGGCTGTATTGCTGCCAAGCATATTCATATCCCATTTGATTTGAGAGAGGGGAATCTTTTTCTTTCTTTGAGCATCAAAGTGATCATCTACCGCTCTTGCTCCAAATAAAATTCTACGGTGGTCAATATTTGCTTGCAAAAGCTCATTGGCCGAGCGAATCCAACTTGAGGTTGGTTTTCTCAAAATGCAGTATTTTCTATCAGAAGCATTATACATTTGTTTAACTTTGAGTATATCTTCATTATATTGTTCTGATCTTTCGATATCAACTTCAATTACGCCAATATTTATTTTAGATGATTTAAATAGTTCGCTTTCATTGCAGCTTTGAATAAACTGAACGCCACCATTATAGTCACCACAGATACCCACAATGTTGAAATGATTCAATAAATAATGAAAATATTTCATGTGTTCTTTGAGAGAAACGCCAGCCAATGCATAGCTGTGAACCAAACATAATTTTTGAGAATCAGGCAAAAGCTTAAAAACATGCATCGCAAAATGGTCGGCGCTTGTGTTTCCAGCCCAGTTGGGGTCAAATGATAAAATATACTGATCTTTTGGATTGCCAACAATTTCTGCTGCTGGAAATTCGCCATCAGGTATTGTGCATTTCATCATTTTGGACAGACGGAAATAGCCATCACTTTCATCCACAAACTGACCACCAAACTCGCGTTCAAACTGCATTTCACTCATTGTTGACTTGGCTTGTTTTAAAAGGTTTTTGTCATACAGTGTTTTTGGCGCACAGTCATAACTCAATTGCATAACAACACGATAAGCGTTATCTGCTGCATCTTCATCATCTTCCTCTTCTGCGTTTTCGTAAACACCCTCTATCAAATCGCGATATTTACAATAAAGCTTATACATGTATTCGAATTTAAAGCTGGGTGAGGAAAGAATGATTAGTTTGTTATTTGGCCATACATGTCTTTCTGATTCTTTCATTTCTCCAGCGTCAATTAACATGGTTTCAAGATCATAAATATCTTCACGCTCTGTTGGGTTTTCAACAACACCAAGGAACGGCAAAATAACCTCGTTAAAGATTTTTTCAGGAATAGTCAAGAACTCATCAAGCACAATACGGTTGAAACGAAAACCACGCAATCTTTCACCATTGGCCAATGGCAGTGCTATCGCTTTATTCTTGCCGATACGCATTGTCCAAGCGTCAGTTCCCTTGGAAAGCTTGTAGCCAGCTTCACTTGCCATCACAGCTTCTGGTTTTGACATGATATCCTCGATTTTAGAAAATATCTGCTTAGATTGACGAAACGTTCCAGCAATAACACCAATATTTGCATTAGGATTCAGCAAACATTCAAGCAATACATAAATCGCTGTTGAGAAAGTTTTAGATAGACCACGGGAAAATACAAACATCGAATAATCTCCAACCATCATAGCTTTGATCGCCATTTCTTGGAATGGAAACAATCGAATACCAAGAAACAATTCGCATGTATAACCAACATTGTTTCTTAAAAAACGATACAGTTGATACTTGGCATCTTCTTCTTTTAAATCGCCCTTAATTGCAAGCAACTCATTATTAATTTTAGTTGCAGAATATTCGTATCTATAGCGTTGACTTCCTTTTGACCACATTAGTTTTTTGCGTATTGGTTTTCATTATTTGCGACTTTTGAATCAATATAATATTGTAAATCAACTCGCCACAAATCTTTGCCGTGTTTTAAAATTTTTTGAGTAATTTTTTTTGCACCTCCGCGAGAATAAGCAAAAATAAATTGGAGGTTGTCTGGATATTCAATCATCAAGTCTCTGACATTGTGCCAAACGTAGTTTAAATTGCTTTTGAATTTTGTCATTTGATTGATTTTTTCAACATGCTCAATGGATGCTTCAACAACAACAAACATATATGAATCAAAATTAATACAACGATTCATTTCTCTTTTAAATCTTTCAATATCTTTACCGAATGTAGACCTGAAATCATCCACGGACTTGCGATCCACAAACGTTTTAGAAAAGCTTGA